ATACCACGGATACGACTCCAATGATTGGCGCAAAGACGCAAGTGAATACGAGCGCGGGTTCATTGATGGTATGCAAAAACAAATGCAGTCTAGCGTGGACAAGGCAGTGAACGCGATGTCACAGCATACATGGGTAGGGCTGACGGATAAGGAGGCAAATGAAATATACGCCTCTGTACAGGAAGAGGTTAACGAGCATTGGGACAAGGGTGGCACAACCATGATGTTCCCCTTGACGTTATACAAAGCCATTGAAGCCAAACTCAAGGAGAAGAACGTATGACCGAACATCCAGAATCCCCATTCCTTTGGCAAAGTAAGCCACGCCCTAGCGTGTTGTTGCAAGACAAAACCATCAAGGCATCAGATACTGCACGCCGTCAAGGGCATCGGTCAAAGAACATTTCGTTCACGACCTATTCAAAAGCGCGGGTCGCCCCCAAAAGCAAGTAACCAATTTTAAGGAGAGTGCAAATGTTGAATCTGAAATTAAACGACAAAGTGTCCCCTACCATCGTCAGTATCTTGACGGAGTTCCGGCGGTCTCAAGTGAGCCGCTTCCCAATAGAAGTTGAGGCGCATGAAAGCGATGCTAACAAGGTACGGTTTGTAGATTCGCGGTTCCCAAACAACTCTTGGAGATTACACAACGTGTTGGCTAAGCTAGACATAGTGGACTATGACAAACACAACAAGCCTGTATTCCAGATCACGTGTCGGTTGATTAACAACGAGAAGTACGCATCGCACAACGAGTTATACAACACCAAAGAAACTAGCGACCCCAAGAAGCTGTTGAAGCTGTTGAAAGATTACGTCAAGCCGTACTCCGCACAAGAAATTGCGCACAAGAGTTATGAGGCTATAGATTTAAAGTTCAGTGCATGGACACATGAACCCTCTGAATTGTTTCAGGAGTGCACCCGGGGACTGACACGTAGTGACATAGCTGAAGAAGTTATACGGTTAAAGATGGCAGGGGTACAGTTCCACACAGAGAAGTTCCAGAGGGTTGCCGAGGAAGGGCTTGAGCATTACTACGAATCCAAGCGCCGCGCTAGTATAAAAAGTTGCAAGACCCATGTGCTTGTGCAACCCGACTCGTCCGTGGTCATTACGACCCTGCCAAATGGGGCAGTGGAAACAGGCAATGCTACGTATGAAAACATGGAGACCGTACCGGTAGCCATACAGCAAGCTGTTTCTATGTTGCGCATGGTTGAAGCAAATACATTCGTTCCTGAGACAGGTATGAAAGTCAGCGACAACCGTTTCTGGGTTGAGGTAAACCCCGAGGAATTTAATTATTCAAACACTTGACAAACCTATAAGAGTCCTATATATTATGGACATGAACAGAAGATTTGTAGCGCAAGTGCGTGTTAACGAGGACGGTGAAATTTTGTACGTCTTGGCTTTGGACAACGAGTCCCTTGCCGTGAGACCGATTGAGCCTAGCAAAGCACCTGAGTTTCTTGTTGAGCGCGTTGCGCTGTTGCGCCTTTGTGAAATCAGTCCCGAGGAAGGAGAAGCTATCGGAAGAAAATTTTCAATGGAACGTTTTAATGTGTACTTGTCATTCGATGAGTACAAACAAATAATTGATTTAATCGGAGTGCAAAAGTGAAACACAAAAATTCTATTCCCCAACGCATTATGCGTGTGCTTGAAAGCCACAGCATTGATGGCATGAAGCTGGCCGAAGTTGCCGAGGCTTTAAAGGTAGACAATACAAAAATCTACGCCCCCATGTGGAAACTCAAAACCACAGGCAAGGTCAGTTTGAAGGATCACTATTACAGATTAACAACTGTTAATAAGCCTGATGCCCAAGAGTTGCCAATCACCATGCAAGAGGAACCACAGGACGAACCTGCTGACAATTCGGTTGCTACACACAAGCGCTTGATCGTGAAGCTACGCAAAGAAATTGAGTCTCTGAACGCGGCTAACAAGAAGTTAGGAGCAGACTGGCGCAATGCCCGTGAATCTTCCCTCCACTATGAGCGCTTGTATTTGGATACGCTTGCTGTTGTCAAGTACTTAGAATCCAAGTAAATGGCAACACCCGAGGCAAAAGTCAAGGCATCAGTGAAACGTGTTCTTACGAAGCACGGTGCCTACTTCTTCATGCCAGCTACACATGGATACGGTTCGTCCGGTGTCCCTGATATTGTGGCTTGCATGAGAGGTAGGTTCATTGGTGTTGAGTGCAAAGCAAATGGCGGCAAGCCCACAGCCCTCCAGATGAAGAACCTGATGCAGATCGTTGACCACGGCGGCATTGCGTTACTTGTTGATGAGACAGGTATTGGTGTGCTTGATATGCTGTTCAGCACTTGGAACGACAACGGCATGCCTCCACAGGGATACATCTCCGAGTTGTTGAAAAAAAGCCATGAGAAGTAAACCCACAGATGGCACAGCACGAAGACTACTACGCATCATGCAAGGCAAATACGCAATGTCTGTGCATGATGTTGCTAGGAATTTAAAGATCAGCACCCGACACGCATGGCGGTTCATTAGCCACCTTGAAGCAGAGGGTCTTATCTATCTACGATACCGGCAACGGTGTAACTATTACGCAATCAGGAGAAACAAATGAAGTTGGACAAATTGGCACAAGCAATCAGTGTGTCGCGGTTGGCGTTCATGCTGGACGCTACGGACATCTTGGTGCTTGACTACGTGGCTCGCGCAATCAAAGAGCGCAAGCAGATAACTATCATGGAAATTGTGGATCAGTCGGGCATCGCGTCACCGGCAACCATCCACGCAAGGATCAAGCAGCTATGCGATCAGCGCTACTTTGACAAGATCGCGCACCCGACCAACATGCGATACAAGATGTTGGAATTTGGACCTGCGTACACGCGGTTCATCGAAGGACTAAAAGGAGTTTGACATGAGTGAAGAAAAATTTTCAGGTGTTGATACGTTGGTCGAGCGCATGAAGACGCACCCCGAGGAATTCTTTGAGACTGGCGAAAAGCGTGGCCGTTGGTCGTTCGTGTACAAAGATTACTTCAGAGACGCGATGACCGAGATCGAGAAAGGTCGCTTGCATGAAGCCCTCAAGACTGTGCGCCGCATGGAGTTCGATGCGATGGTGGTCAAAGAGTTGATGAAGGAAGAGCTAACCGAAGAAGCAGTTGCGGAACCACAATACGGTAACACAATTGGCAAAGTTCAAGGCCAAAAGGTGAAATTTTGAACGTAATCACAATTGACTTTGAGACGTATTACAGCAAGGACTTTGGGTTCAAGACCCATACCACTGAAGAGTACGTGCGCGGGGACCAGTTTGAAGTTATCGGTGTATCTGTTGCCGTTGGCGATGCTGATCCTGTATGGTTCAGTGGGTCTGATGGGGACACACGACAATTTCTTATGCAGTTCAATTGGGCAGGCTCATTTGTGCTGGCTCACAACACGCAGTTCGATGGAGCAATTCTGTCGTGGCGTTACGGCATCAAACCAAAAGGCTGGCTGGACACACTGTGCATGGCACGTGCGATCCACGGTGTCGATGCGGGTGGTAGCTTGAAAATCCTAGCCGAGCAATATCATATCGGTGTCAAAGGTACTGAGGTGGTAAATGCGTTGGGCTTGCGCCGCAAAGATTTCCCCGAGGATCAGTTGGCGCAGTATGGCGAGTACTGCAAAAACGATGTGGAGTTGACGCGCACTTTGTTTCACAGGTTCATGCTGCCGGGAGTTGGTGAAGGCTTTCCTGTAAATGAGTTAAAGGTTATTGACTGCACCTTGCGTATGTTTGTGGAACCCACACTGACGCTTGACTTGTCGATGCTGGAGGCGCACCTTGAGGGAGTCAAAGCCAAGAAAGCAACTTTGCTTGAAGCGGCGGCGGCAGACAAAGATACGTTGATGTCTAACGACAAGTTTGCAGAACTTCTGATTAAGCTCAACGTTGTGCCCCCTCAGAAAACAAGCCTGAGAACTGGCAAGAAAGCGTGGGCATTTGCCAAGACCGATGAGGAGTTCAAAGCCCTCTTAGATCACCCCGATCCAAGGGTGCAAGCAGTGGTGGGCGCTCGGTTGGGAACCAAGACCACGTTGGAAGAAACACGTACACAACGCTTTATAGATATAGCCAAGCGTGGCCCTCTTCCAGTGCCTATCAAATACTATGCCGCACACACCGGAAGGTGGGGTGGGGACGACAAGATCAACTTGCAGAATTTGCCAAGTCGTGGGCAGAATGGTGGCAAGTTGAAACGAGCAATTCAAGCCCCAGAAGGTTACGTCATCATCGACTCGGACTCATCACAGATTGAGGCAAGAACAGTTGCGTGGCTTGCGGGACAAACCGATTTGGTGGAGGCATTTGAAAATGGGCATGACGTCTACAAGATCATGGCTACTGCTATATATGGCAAGGGGATTGAAGAAATCTCAAAAGAAGAAAGGTTCGTTGGTAAGACAACAATTCTTGGTGCGGGGTATGGCATGGGAGCGCTCAAGTTCCAAACGCAACTCCAGACGTTTGGCGTTAATGTTACGTTGGATGAGTGTCAAAGGATTATCAGTGTTTACAGATCGACTTATGACAAGATACCTGCGCTATGGCGACAAGGCCAAACTTGCATCGAAGCGATTGTTACAAACAGAGCGGCAACATTTGGAAACGTAAACGCAGTTCATTTTGATGCGACACGCAAAGGGTTTCTTTTGCCAAGCGGCCTGTGGCAACGCTACGAAGGGTTGTACACAACAAGCACCCCAGAAAGCCGCACAGAGTACTGGTACAAAACACGCAAAGGTCCAGTGCGCATCTACGGCGGCAAGGTTGTTGAGAACATCTGCCAAGCTGTTGCAAGGTGTGTGATCGCTGAGCAGATGCTGTTAATTAGCAAACGGTACAAGGTTGTGCTGACGGTGCATGATGCCGTGGCCTGTATCGCCCCTGAAGCCCAAGCCAAGGAAGCGCAAGATTATGTTGAGAAATGTATGCGCTATCGACCAGAGTGGTGCAAGACGTTACCTCTCAACTGTGAATCGGGTGTCGGACAAAGTTATGGCGACTGTTAAATTAACCAAGTGGCACGATGACATACGAGACGTATTGAGGCAGTCAGAGGATGGACTTACAATCAGCGAAATATCGTCAAAGTTGTTGCTTGACGAAGAAAATTTGCGCGTCTCAATACGTTCTATATTTGGCGTGTACATTGACCGTTGGAGTGGCCCCCATCGAGGGCAGTATGCGGCTATCTACATGTGCGCTGAAGTGCCAGAAAACGCACCCAAACCGGAGAAGAAAAATGAACGAGCATGAAGATAACTTACGCGACCTTGCATCCATGTTTGCGATGGCGGGTCTACTGATGAACAACGAAAATTACTCTATGCCAGAAGTTGTGGACAAAGCACATCAGCTTGCTGAGTACTGGATGAACGCCCGAAACCGAGAATCACTTGAAGACCAAGGCATAGCCGTACTCAAACCCAAAAGGAAATATGAGCGAAAAACAACCGATTAAATACACGTGGTCGTATTCCTCCATTGACCTGTTCAAGCAGTGCCCGCAAAAGTACTTTCGTTTGCGCGTCCTCAAAGATGTTAAGGAGCCTGAGTCTGATGCCATGCGTTACGGCACTGCCGTACACAAAGTGGCCGAGGACTACATCCGAGAAGGCACGCCCATACCAGAGCAATATGCGTTCATGCGTGAGCCGCTGGAGTCTTTGAAAAATTGTGAAGGCACGCACCTGTGCGAACACAAGATGGGGTTGACGAAGGGGTTAGAGCCTTGCGACTTCTACGACAAAGATGTTTGGTGGCGCGGCATCGCTGACCTAATTATTCTTCAAGGCGAAGTGGCGCGGGTTGTGGACTACAAGACAGGCAAGTCAAGCAAGTATGCAGACACCAAGCAACTTGAGTTGATGGCGCTGTCGATCTTCAAGCATTTCCCCCAAGTCAAGAAGGTCAAGTCCGGTCTGTTGTTTGTGATTGCCAAGGATTTTGTGAAAGCCGACTTCAGTGCGGACAAGCAAGGGGTGCATTGGATGCGCTGGCTGGAAGACACTGCGCGGTTGGAGAAAGCGTTTGAGGTAAACGTGTGGAACGCACGACCTAACTTCAGTTGCAAAGATTGGTGCGTGGTTAAAGACTGCGTGCATAACGGGAAAGGATCGTACCGGTGACTAAAATTGATGTGAAGTTGAGCGACCTGACTTCAGAGGATGGAGAGAATTGGGCGATATTTCATGACCTGCGATATTCAAACGACAGATATGGCGGCAACCAAAACGAAATGAAACTGGAGATTAAGAACATATCGGGCAACGACATCGACGTTCAGATCGCGCACCATTCACAAGACCCGAAAACAGGCAAGTGGCAGTACAAGTGGAAGAATTTAGAGGGCTTGGATGGTGTGCGCATCAAGATCAGAGGTAGCCTAGAGAACGCAGAGTTTCTGAGCATGTTGCAGTTGATTCTTGAAACTGAGAAAATGGTAGACATCATCAAACCGTGAGGCCCGTATGGCAACCAAAACCCCCCGCAAGTACGCCCAAGCGGTCAAGTACGAAGACACCCCAGAGCAGGTCAAGAACCGCGAGGAACGCAACCGCGCACGGTACAAGTTGTTGAAAGAAGGCAAGGTCCGCAAGGGTGATGGCAAGGACGTTGCCCATGTGAAGGCCGCTGACAAGGGCGGCACAATCAAAGACGGTGTGCGTGTAGAACCTAAGTCTGTCAATCGTTCTTTCAAGCGCGACAGTAAGGGTAACCTCGTATCCGAAACCAGCAAAAAAGAACGTAAACGCGCTTGACACGCCATGTGGTCGGCTTAGAATAGCCAGTGAAATAAAAAGAAGCGAGTGACTGCCGTAAGCGGTCAACCAGACCTGAATGTGAAAAACCCACATTCGGGCTATTTGCTATTGGAGTGCAGATTCAATGACAAGAAATGAGTTCATAGCTTTGTTGAAATTACAAGATCGGGATTTAATGATGTGCGATGTACACACAACAGTGCACAACGAAAAAGACAACCGATTTGCCGCTGACGTGGTAGATAAAAATTGGAATGTTGTGATGAATGGCCCGACCGCAAAAACAAAATCCGCCGCTGTTCAAAGAGCAATCGCCAAATACTACAAGCGCTATGCAAATAATTGATAACAAAGCGCTGTTGCTGAAGGTCAAAGAGCCTACACGCATCACAACCGTTATACCCAAAGCCCGACAAGTTGGTGACAACGAAGTGCTGGTCAAGTGGGGTTTGGAAGAAGCGCAGGTGCTTAAAAACTTGCGCCTTAAAAACATCCCTTCACCCATCGACGCGCACTACAACTGGCCGGGACTCTACAAACCGTTTGCACATCAACGCACAACCGCATCGTTCCTGACAATGCACCGCCGTGCTTTTTGCTTTAACGAGCAAGGCACGGGTAAAACATCGAGCGTCATCTGGGCATCTGACTACCTGATAAACATCGGCATCATTCGGCGCGTCTTGGTTGTGTGCCCCCTGTCGATCATGTCGTCTGCATGGGAGGCTGACTTGTTTAAGTTTGCCATGCACCGCACGTGCGCCATCGCACACAGCTATTCAAAAGAGAAGCGCATTGCCGCCGCACGTGGCGAAGCTGAGTATGTGATTTGCAATTTTGACGGGCTTGACATCATCAAAGACGAGATCGTCAACGGTGGGTTTGATCTGATTGTGATTGACGAAGCCAATGCGTACAAAAACGTATCTACAAAACGGTGGAAAACTTTGAACGCCATCATTCAGCCCGACATGTGGGTATGGATGCTGACCGGCACCCCTGCATCGCAGTCGCCTACTGATGCGTATGGATTGGCTAAGATCATCAACCCATCGGGCGTGCCTCGGTTCTTTGGTGCGTTCCGCGATCAAGTCATGACCAAGATCACGCAGTTCAAATGGATTCCAAAAAAGTCTTCAGAGAACACGGTGCACGAAGCCTTGCAACCCGCCATCAGGTTCACAAAAGACGAGTGCCTTGACTTGCCTGACATGACGTACACAACCCGGGAAGTCCCTTTAACGCCACAGCAACAGAAGTTTTACGAAACCCTACGCAAGAACATGATGGCCGTGGCCGCTGGCGAAGAGATAACAA